GAGCATACCTGAACTGCGACCTCACCGAGCGCAGAGAGATCGACGATTACAAAAACACTCACAACATCGCGCTGCAACAAACGAAGGAAGAACGACAGGCTAAGGCTACAAAGATTTACATCGGCAATGGAAAGACTTTGGAGTTCGGTAGCTCCTCGGCACCAAGCAACCAGCGACAAGCACCTCAAGCGTCAGAGGATGATGACAACGATTTTGTCCCCTTTTAATCTATGAACGAAAACCCACCAATTCTAGGCATCATCGCTCTCTACTCTTTCGGAGTCGCAACCGGATTCGGCATCGCAGCAGTATTCTACGCATTCGCATTCTAACCAAACTACCAAACAACCATGACAACAGAAAACACACAAATCGCCAATAAGCCACGGACTCTCAAGGGTCTGCTCTCCGAGGAGAACGTCAAGAACCAGTTCGCTCTGGCTCTACCAAAGCACCTGAGCGTCGATCGCTTCGCACGGGTCGCCATCACAGCGCTGACACGCACGCCGAAGCTACAGGACTGCACGCCGGAGTCATTCATGCGTTGCTTGCTCGACCTCAGCGCGCTCGGCATCGAGCCAGACGGTCGCCGCGCTCACTTGATCCCCTACGGCAAAGAATGCACGCTGATTCTCGACTACAAAGGCATTGCCGAACTGGTCATGCGCAGCGGCACGGTCACGAGCATCCATGCCGACAAGGTGTGTGAGCAAGATCAATTCGTCGTCAACCGCGGCAAGATCGAACAGCATGTCGTTGACTACAAAGGAGCGCGAGGCAATGCCTATGCTTTCTATGTCATCGTGACATTCAAGGACGGCAGCGAGAAGTGCGAGGTCATGACGCGGGATGAGGTCGAAGGCATTCGCAAACGTTCCCGCGCTGGGAACTCTGGACCGTGGGTGTCAGACTTCGACGAGATGGCAAAAAAAACAGTCTTTCGCCGAGCATCAAAATGGCTCCCGCTCTCGCCTGAGATCCAAGACGCGATCCGCACCGATGAAGATCGTGAGTTTGCACAAGCTCGCAACGTCACGCCGACCGTGCGCGCCGAGGCCATCAACCCGTTCGCTCCAATGCTGCCAGCGATCGAAGCCACGACAGAGGAAGGAGGTGAGGCATGAGCGAGATTGACGATGGCGGCTTGGCGTTTCCGTCAGAATACTACGCTGAACAAGGCATGACATTACGCGACTACTTCGCGGCGGCGGCTTTGCAGGGATTCGTTACTAATAACGGGACAGATACTGCTGAAGGAGCGTTAGCAGCGTGGTCATACTCGCTCGCAGATTCAATGATCAAAGCCAGAAAGGGGGATGCATGAACTACCACATCGTCAACATCGACCAAGGCACCGAGGAGTGGCTCAACGCTCGAAAGGGCAAATTGACGGCATCGCAGGCGGCTGGCATCATCACGCCAACTGGCAAGCTCGCAGCGGCATCGAAAGGACTCATGCGCAAGCTGGCGCGGGAATGCCTGCTCGACGATCCTCATGCCTTTGCAGGTAACGCTGCGACACAGTGGGGGCATGACCATGAGCCTATCGCTCGCGATGAGTTTAGCGAGATCACAGGTCACGCAGTCGATACCGTGGGCATGTTGCAATCAATGTTGCACCCGTGCTTAGCTTGCTCGCCTGACGGATTGTTTATGATCGATGACGTGATCCACGGGTTGGAAATCAAGTGTCCAAGCGTTGATACGCATGTCGATTACTTGCTAGACGGCGAGTTGCCTGCCAAATATCGACCTCAGGTTCATTTCTCGATGGCGATCACGGGAATCGAGACGTGGTATTTCATGTCGTTCTTCCCGGGGTTGAAACCGCTGATCTTGCCAGTGACTTGGGATGACTACACCGACAAAATCAAGCTCGCCGCGCTCACATTCGCATCGGAATACGAGCAGGAAATGCCGAGAATCCTCGAAGCAATTCGGATCTGATGGGTGAGACGGAGACACTTGAGAAACTCCGACAATGGTGGCAGGCTGCTCCAAAAGACGAGCGGCTTGCCATCAAAATCACCGCGGCAGCGGTAAAGGTCAACGACGAACGGGACAGGGACGTAGTGCAGCGGAGAATCGACGCGCACTGGAGAAGATTCATCAAAAAAGACTACTCAAAATGAAGCGACACAAAATGAAGCGACAATTCGACATGCAGAGCATACCGATAATAAAGGACGCGCATTCTCCAGACGGGCAAGCATTTTATGCACCTCCGAGCTTTGCGGATCTACCTGACTGTCCCGTGTGCAAATACGGCACACCACTAGAACGAAATGGAAAGCTGGTATGCATCGACTGCGGTGCCACAGTTGGATCCACAGACAAACAAACAAAATGAAACGACTTGTTATGCGTCTTTGGACGTATCCTATGCACTGCAAGAAAATCCTGTGGAGACGCCAAATCAGGATATTCTGTGACGGAGGATGCCCTAAGTTCAAATGGATTCCCTGCTTTCGTCGCCAGCATTACGCAGATCACTGGCAGATGTCTGGATTTGCGATCTATCTCTGGGGGAGAGAGGTAAACTTCTCCTTTGGCGTGGATCGTAAGGGTCTTTATTCTCCACATAACATACAAACAAAATGAACCAAAAACTTACATACGAAGAAAAAAGAATACTGCGCGATCTGAGCGCGGGGCAATCGACCGTGGACGCAATCGCATTGCGTTTCGGTCAAACGGCAAGCACGATTCAGAGAATCATGGATCGGCTGGAGAAGTATCGCATGGTCGGATCAAAAACAATCAGGAATGGGAAATTTACTGTGTATGAACTACGATAAATTAGATATAATCATCGGCATTGATAACGGCATCAGCGGTAGTTTGGTGGCAATCTCAGCCTACCATGGCAAAGTGATCGACAAGATCCTCATGCCGACACGACCCAGCGGAAAGAGCAGAGAGTGCAACGGTGCCGAGATGGTCGAATGGCTGCACGGCTTTTCATACAATCGCATCGCGGTCGCACTTGAAACGCCGAGCAAGCACTCGCCAGGCACGCTCGCTCTCTGCTCGATGTGGGACTGCTACGGCGCCATCCGCGGCATACTCGAATCGTGCGGAATAAAGCACGTCAGGATCGCGCCTAGGACATGGCAGAGCGTCATGCTGGGTGTCGTGCCGAAAGGCGAGACAAAAGCGTATGCAAGGGCAAAAGCGCGCGAAATATGGGCAGATGAGGATTGGCTCGCTACACCGCGCAGCAAGAAGGCTCACGAAGGATTTATCGACGCGGCATTGATCGCGGAATTTTACAGAAGAAAACTACTATGATAGAATACAAAACAGACACGCTCGACCTGCGGCTTATGGACTGCATGGAACTAATGAAAGAATACCCTGACCAGCATTTCGACTTGGCTATCGTTGATCCGCCGTATGGGCTGGGGAACAGACTGAGTGATGGAGGCGGGGTGCTAGAGAAACGCGCATATGTGCAAATGTATCGTGAGAAGCGATGGGACACCGCGCCTACCGATGAATACTTTGAGGAGCTGCGCCGCGTGTCGAAGCATCAAATCGTTTGGGGAGGAAACTACTTCAAAATGCCACCAACTCGCGGTATCATTTCATGGGACAAGGTGCAAGACATGCCCACGCTTAGTGCATGGGAAATGGCGTGGACATCTTTTGACTGTGTGGCGCGTATTTATCGAGAGAGAAGCCAAAATCCAAGCAGGATTCATCCCACTCAAAAACCCATCGCCCTTTACCGCTGGCTCATCGCCAACTACGCCAAACAAGGAGACAAGATACTCGACACGCACCTTGGCAGCATGAGCCACGCAATCGCAGCGCATTACAGCGGCGTGCATCTCACGGGCTGCGAACTCGATCCTGACTACTTTGCGGCTGGCATTGCTCGCGTAAAAGCCGAAACGGCGCAAATGGACATGTTTGCAGACGTTCCAAAAGAAAAACAAACCGAAACAATGAAGTTACTATGACACCACTAAAACTACTACAACTAGTCATCCGCACGCCAAAAAGCGACATTTCACGCGAACAAATCAAACATTTGATTTATGGCATGAGTATCTACCGAGCGGTATTCCTATTGGAGCTGGCGCAATACGACACACCAGTCCGAACGGGCGACATGCAACAGGCATCGCAAAAATGCTGCGATCACCGATACCTCAAAGGCTGGAAAGGTCACGAGCGGTATATCACCAAAATAAAGCACGAGCAGTTCACCAATCCGCACAGTTACTATACATATATCCTTACCGAGAAAGGGCGTGAGGAAGCAGCAGAAATCAGCGCAAACCTCCAGAGCATGATTGACCAAATTGCCAAATCGAAAAAGATTGCTTGAGAAAACGACCTCGATGCGCTATTTTTGGCGCGTCGAGAAATTGACAGAATCACATCTCCACCGTGATTTACAAACTTAACATTTTCCCCGCCATGGGTGCAGTTCTAGGAATCTAAGGAAACCTAGGTGGAGACTGCAAACGTGGCGGGATTTTTATTTTACCGATGAGCAAAATTCACAAGCTGCCAGCAATCCAATTTTACGTTGGAGACTGGAGAAAAGACCCTAGCGTGCAATCGCTAAACTATCACGACCGTGGTGTTTGGTTTGAGATGATTTGTTTGATGCATGAATCCGAGGAACGTGGAAAGCTAGTTTTGAATGGTCAACCAATGCCGATTGATGCGCTCGCAAGATTGCTTGGTTTGGATAAGCAAATTCTAACCACCACGTTAACCACCCTGCTAACCTATGGCGTTGCTTCACAATGTCCTGATACTGGTATAATTTCAAACAGGCGTATGATTCGAGATGAGGAAATCAGAAAAATACGGGCAAACGCTGGAAAACTAGGTGGCAACCCTGTTTTGGTTAAGCAAAAATCAACCACCAAGGATAAGCAAATTTCAACCCCTTCAACTTCATCTTCAATTTCATCTTCAACTACAACTACTAAGATTAAATTTACTAAGCCTACAATCGACGAATTGCGAGTTTTCTGCAAATCAATCGGACATCAAGAAGCAGATGGCGATGCGATGTTTTACATGTGGGAAGCAAACGGATGGAAAAATGGCAAAGCACCTTGCAAGGATTGGAAAGCTGGAGTTAGGCGATACGCTGCTGAGGGCTGGCTAGCGAGTCAGAAGCAAACCAAGACATACGCAAAGCCACAAACAACCTACGCAGACCGTCACCCGACCGATCCTGAAGCAGGCAAAAACCTAGACAATTTCTTATTACCATGAGTGACCTAAAAAAAGAACTAGACGAAATACTCGCCAATGTCGAAGCAATGGCAGAGCAGACCGAGCAAAAAACCGTAAGATTGCCAGCTGGTTACGTGCCACCGCGCGTTTCAGAGCCGTCGAGGGTTAGCATACCAATCATAGGGCAAACCGCCCGTCACGGCGATTCTGTGAGCATTTACGGGGATGAGTGGCAAGCAGCATACGAAAGAGCCAAAGAATGCGCAGAAGCAGGAGGGTTAATCATCGCTTACGGTGGGCGCGGAACGGGAAAAACGCAGATGGCTTTCCACCTCGCCAGAAATGCCAACTTTCCAAACGCCTCATTTCCGCCGATTTACAAAAACGGATTTACACCAGAGCATCGAAACCGACCAGCTATCTACCTGAAAGCCATGGAAATCTTTGTGGATTCTAAACACTCGTTTAACCGCAAAGAAGCTCCGACAATCAAAGAGATTTTGCAAAAGCTCGAAGATGCGGCGTTCTTAATCATCGATGAGGCACAAGTCAGAGGTGAAACAAAATTTGAGGATGACTTGCTTACCACGCTGATCGACAAACGCTATGACGGCGTTCGAGCAACGATGCTTATCACTAACCTAGGACGGAAAGAGTTTGCTGCCACGCTCTCACCGTCGATCATTTCCCGTATCGAGCAAATCGGATGCGGGATAGAATGCAACTGGCAATCCTACAGAACCAAAACAAAATGAAAAAACTATGGGAATTTATAATTGAAGCAGAAGAATGTCACTCTCCCGATGATCTAGCTTTAGGATGGTTACGCTACGAAGCATTGCGAAAGCTAACCCCGAGTCAATACGCCGAACTTTGCAAGCGCAATCTGAACGGCGAAAACTTTGACCAGATGGTAACCGAACTAATCACCAACACCAAAACAAAATGAACGACACACCGACACCGAGAACGGATGCGCTAATGCCAGACCAAGGACACAAGCGCACCATTTATGAGCACATTCAAGTCATGGAAACACACGCTCGACAACTAGAACGTGAGCTTGCAGACATGACAAAGCAGCGCGATGCGTTGGCTGAGGCTTTAGCAAGCTTATTGTCAGGCGTAAAAGATGGATGGTTTAACGAGGGTAAATGGTGGCACACTGGCATTGAGCAAGCAGAGCAAGCACTAGCAACCACGAAAGGAGGAAAACCATGAACACACTACCAAATGACGTTGCCCGATGCGAGGGCGTGGGATTCGATGAGGACGGAACATGGGACTGGCGCGAAGGATGCGAGACATGCTTGAGGCGCACAGCACCGAGAAACGGCGTTAATTCCTTCATCGAACCTCCGAAAATCGTCGCTTTCTGGTGTGAATTTCTGATTGAGCCAGAAAAAAAACCATTGATACACAAAGGCTAGAGAACTATTTTTAATTTTATTTCAGAAAACGCTTTACAATTTGCAAGGAATCAGTGTATTGTGAGCGCGCCGCAGGGCACACCAACTACCATGACAATCACAAACGCCATCAAAAAAGTTACCAAAGCAGGATTTACCGTAACGCAAAACGGGCAACGTTATTCAGCCAAAAAAGAAGGCATCAACTACCTTGTTGAGTTCAGCAAAAACGGCAGAGAAGATACAATTACTTGCGTTGGAGTTCGTCACGAAAACGATCACAGCGATGCGATGATTGACTATTCCGCAACAATTTACACAAACAACATTACGCAAGCAATCAAACTTGCTCACTAACAACCAACAGGGGCGCGACTGACCAACGCGCTAACTACCAACTACCAACGATATGCAAGACCAAATCCAAGACCAAATCCAAAAGCTCACAGAGGCGCAGGCAAAGCTCCTGCTCGAATACGCAATGCGCGACCTACGCAATGCGATCTACAATCCAGCACCAGCAGTCGATGCGACCACGCTCGGCTGGCTCACTCAAAAAATCGAAACCCTCAGCAAAGAAAACACAGAACAATGACCACCATCGACCAAATCATCGTAACGATTGCGATCATCGCGATCCTAGTCACGCTGTTGCACATCGTTTTTCTATGGGCTACGCATCAGCCAGAGGACTCCGGCTTCGACCTACCACCGACCGACCTTGACGGCAGGGACGCGCAGGGAAGCGCATACGGCAAGAAAGGAGGCTCCCATGAGTGATACACCGAGGACAGACGCCGCCTCGCGCATGGCTTTCTCTGGCGAATACATGGTACCGATTCAGGACGCACAGAAGCTGGAGCGCGATCTTACGCAGTCGAAAGCGGCGAATGCAGGACTCATGCGCGCCTGCGACAAATATGAAAGCGAGCTTGCCGATGCGAAAGAAACCATCGAAATGCTAGAAATACGACACGGGGCAACCATGCTTTGCCATCAAGCGCAAATGGACGAAGTCACCAAGCAGCGCGATGCGTTGGCGGAGGCTCTCGGCCCGTTCGTAACACTGAATCCTTTGAGTAAACGTGTGCAAGAAAGATGGCATGGCTATGTATTGAACGCCAAACAAGC